TGAAATTTGAGAAAGCGTACCAGTGTTTGTTGTGTCTTTTTAGAGAGCATATCAAAATCGGGGAACTTGTCCTTGTCCTGGAACCATTCTTTTACTCTGGTTGCGTTTTTGCAGTACACTTTGAATGTGTTCTTTGGGGCATCATAAGGAAGCAAAGTACCTTGCGTGGTGATACCGAGTCCGTCGCCGCCCAATGACAAATCTACAAGTTGATTGAGCTCTCCAAGCATGGTGTACCAAGTCACGTATTCTTCCCAACTATGGAGTCCAAACACACGTTTGTAAGACATGTCCCCTACCTTGTAAGAATATCCGGATTTGGGAACGGTCCTTGCGTCGCTCCAAAACCCGTTTGTTTTTGCAATGTCCACGACATGTTCATCGAACGAAGATAGTGTGTTGACAAACGTATCTGTCATGGGGATTGTCGTGAACATTTCGTTGACGATTACGAATTCGCTTCCACGAAAAAGATGTTCTTCGATAAATGTATCGTCAACATCTGGAAATGCAACGACTGCTCTGTATGCATTCGACAGAGGTGTAAGAGCAATGCTGTCGCAACATTTGGATGATGTGTACAAAATTTCTGCGTCTCCACACGTGTGAATGTGGGAAATGATGACACTGCCAAGTGTATGTAACATTCTTTTTTTAAAGTCAATTAAAAAAAATACTAGTGGTGAAAATGTAATTCTTATCTTTCTGCAAGTTTTTGATGAATGAATATAAACACAACAAGCGGGAACAAAAAGATGGAACTTCGGGTTAGGGATGATATCAGCTAACTTCAACGCTTCTTTTCTCGAGTAAACTCAAATAAAAACTTTAATATATATCATGTATGTCAGATACGTTCATCGACTTTAAAAATGATTCTAGTGTCATATTTTTTTGTGCTATATCTGACATAAACCTATCCATTGCATGAAACGATAGCAAGTAATAAAAAAAAGTAAATACCATTTATATTCCATAAAAAAATTTTTCTGTACTAATTTATTTATGTTAGTATAAATGGTGTGTGAATCTGACTTGATACAACATCTGGTTGTAAAATCTGTAGATTTATGCATAAAATACTGTATTTTACATGCAGGAAAATATGTTACATACGATCTTATTTCGAAAAATTGTTGGATTTATGAAACTTGTGATACTCAAAAAGAGTACATGTTTATGAAAGACTTGAGATGTCTTAACAATAATTTTCTTCCGCTTGTAGTGTAAGTAATCAACAAATATAACTACGATTGTCCAACTGTGAGAAAATGAGGGAAATTCCTAGAAACTTTACAAAACAGATTTGTACTCAAAAAGTGTAGAGAGCGGTGCCTCGAAATAGTATTCTTCTTCTTTGTAAAACTTTTCCGTGCATTCGAAACATTTGGTGGTTTCGATTGTACTAGAAAAGCAATCTTCACATCTCCACACTTTAAAGCCACAAATATGTTTTGTTTTGTCCAATGCCAAGACACCTTTTTTGGTTGTCAGTGCGATTGCTTGTTTTTGGCGCACCCATTGTAACTTTTTTATGGACCCACCAAGCGTCTCCCACAATATATGAGAAGGAAGTTTGTACGGTTTTTCTTCCTTTACCATTTTTTTTAAAATAGAACGAATGTGACAAAGTATATCATCTGGAAGGTCATATAATAGCGCCGGTGAATTTTTCTCTTTTTCAACACGAATTCGACACCATTGTGTCTTTTCCTGACGCGGCGTTCCCAATTTGGGAAAACATGAAACGCAGAAACAGAAGGTGGTCATCGTCGTCTGTGGAATGGATGGACTTGGATGGTTTCGCCTGGTCACTCGTTTCGTTTCTCACGCTTGTTTGATCCACCTAGAATTCATTCAAATAAACTTTTTTACACTTATAAGTAACTTACGAAAACTGTTTTTCCCATGTATCGTTCGTCAGTACATACCCGAACAATAGCCCACCTACGGTAAAACGAGTAATGAGTGACAACACTTGATATGCCAATTCAACTCTTTGATAGTGTTTGGGTCTTGAAAACTGTTGAAATGCCAGAACATTTCCAAACTGTGGAAACAATACGAATGTTGTCCATAATATTGCTTGTATGTGAGGTGCGTTATAATCTTTAGAAACTCCACCTACATAGTACTGAATAACAAGTATTGTTGCAGCAAACGTTATCGGAAGTGCACCAAGACCCCAAGGAAGCATTCTTGTTGATAAGGGTAGCGTCCATTCATCTTGATTTTTGGGACGTGCAATCGTTTCAGTCCAATATCCATAAGAAGTCCCAGATGCGTACAAAATTCCAATACATAACATAAAGAATAATGATTCTATTCCTATAGCTCTTGAAATTATAACAATATTTAGACCGGTTGTTATTAAATATTCCACCCACCGTGTAGGAGATTTGCATTTTGTCAAATAGAAAAAGTAATATTTTCTTAAAAGAGATATGTTTAAAATATTAAAAAGACCTGAAATATAAAATGTGATTCCTACTAGCCACGTTATAGGAAAGCCGGTCATGTTTTTATAATAAACTAAGTTTGAAATGCCTGACATTCTAGCATGACCAAGTAATGTTGTATTTGTAACATGGTGGCTTTCAGTGTATATTGGAGCTCTTAAACCAAGATTTCCAAAATAAAAGACAACAGCACCAAACCCTATGTATAATGATCCTATCAAAATATGTGCAACTGTAAATAGCATTATGTTTATAGGAACACTTATCTCGTTAGGTGAAAGAATTTTCACTATTGTTTCGACTGGCTTCTTTTTTCTAGATTCTTGTTCTAAAAACATTTTTGGCTGTAAAACTTTTACAGCATCCAACGAAGTACTAGACTTTATCACTCCTAGGCTGTTGGACATTTTTTAAAGTTACTTATTATTTTTTTTACGCACCGCTATTGACAAAAGTAATATTATAATCAAAACGGTTATTATAAGCTAGTTGTAATCAGTATTGGGATTCAAGAATTTTCCCCTAGATTCTTCATACGACCATTCGCGTTTGCCTGTTTTTTTGTTAACGTAGTTATGAGCATTGTTTATGTAATTTGATAGATTTTTTCGGGAATCCAAGTGGCTTGAATTTTTCGTAAGTGTACTGTTTACATAATTTGTAAAATCATCTTTGCATTTTTTACAAGGCAAAACTCTCGAAAAATATGTCAGAAACATGTACATATCATGTTTATCGCTTAAAGAGGGTTCTTTTTGATATGTATAAGATACAGTATGCAAAAATTGCCAAGCTGCCGGACCCCAGTTTGAGATACTAAGTTCATGTGACATCCTTTAATATTAAATCATCAAATTTTTTTTAATGCAAAGACGAAAAGAACAATTATGCATAGTGCATGTGATATTGTTTACGATCTACCAACCTCAAATTATGAACCCAAAAAATCTATATGCAGTATTGTTATATGCGTACTGATATTTCTCATTATTTATAACACAATGTCGCAACCTTATGTCGTGTACCAAAAAGATATACCGAGTATGGTGTCGTCAATGGCTGCTTCTTTGTTGGGATCGGTCTCAAAAAATGAAGAACTGCCGACAGTCGACAAAACTAGTGTATCATCTAAAATAGAAGACCTGGAAAAAAAAGATCTTCCACTGTCAGCAGATGCGACAAATTCTAAAGAAGATTCTGATGCAACTGCCAAACAAACAGAAGATGACAAAAAATCTCTTTCCGAAAAAGTAAAAAATGTTGTAAAAAATACCAAAACACTTGTAGTAATGTTTTGGGCACCATGGTGCCCACATTGTCATAGTGCAATGAGACAATTTGTACTCGCTTCTCAAATGTGCCCCAAAACTAAATTCTTGATGGTAAATGCAGAAGCAGTTGATAAGGACCAATTGTTCAAAGGTGAAAAATCGATTGTTAATTTGACACATTTTCCATTTATTTGCAGAATGGAACATGGAAAGATGGTAAAACTTCATCAGTCCGAACCCACTTCTTCCAGTATAGTAGAAAACCTTGTTCCAGAAGAGTCTTCTGAAGAGAAGGAAACTTCAGAACCAAATCCTCTTGATTCATTGTTTCACTAATTTGATACTTTTATTAATATTGTATTTTTTAAAAATACAATATTAATAAAAGTTAAAATCTTTTTTTATTTCTTTATTTAAAAAAACTATAAAAATATATTATGGTGATAGTGATTCATTAATTCAAACAAACACTCACGTGCTCAGTGAAACAAATGCGAATTATAATCCCGTATTTAGAGCATGGCGTTTCATAATATTTATTACTATTTTGTTAGATTTATTTAAAAAATATTGAAGTCTCATACAGTGAAAGATCGAGCCTTAAAAACCAGACTTTAGAACTCCCGCGCTGGATTTGGTCCAAAATCGTTAGAAACTGAGCCGTTTACATATAATTTTCACTATGTAAATACAGTAACCGACGTTAGAAACTGACCGACTGGCCCAGGGGGGCGGTTTCTAACACACGATCTCTTTCTGTATTTTTTTTCAATTGTTGCAGAAGTAGCCAGTTTATTACTGGGGTACCGCCACGTACGGCTTGTTTTAGTTCATTTGTACTGTGCTCAGGAAGTGATTCTCTAAGAGCGTCTATGCGTTCGTCTTCATTCAATGTCAATTTTTCAGGTTTAAAATGAGTTCTTATATGTTCATCATATATATAGTACTCTCTGTTTTTATTAAGACTGTTGAGTTGGTCTTGCAACTCTGGTGTCCATACAATTTTGAATTCGTTTGAACCAGCGCTTACCTGCTTTGCATTTTGTTGAAAATATCTAACCAACATTTCATTTGTTTCCATCATAACTCTATCGGTCAAATGGTAAGAATATAATCTAGGAGCAATAGAAATTACAGTAGCACCTAAAATATCATTCATCTCGTCTGAATTATCTGTAATAAGCTTCCATTTGTTCCAGTTATATTGTTGTTTAACAACATGGTTTTGGTAAATGTCCATTACTACAATTACACGATTTCGTAATCGGGAAAGTTTGTTCAAAGAAGAAAGACCGTGCAAAAATCCATCTGGTTCACTTACATTCATAAAGTATAAATTTTCGGTTTCAAGAACATAATCGGGTTCCAGATTTTCATCACGTTTGTAAATACCTTTCGGAGGGGTTTCCATCAATGAAAGCACTGTTCCCGAACCAACATCTGGAGGATCTTCTGCAATCCACACAAAACTACATGCATTATTCCACACAACATCTTTATGCCAGAAAGCGTTTCCTAGTGCAATCGTTTTTAATGAAAACGAGAGGTCGTAAGAATACAATGCAGATCCAATACCATTTGCAATAGGATGCTTTTTATTAATTTGTTGTGGAAACGGAATAGTATCACTATATTTTTCCATGTCGCCTAAAGCATGGTATATCGTTTCTACCATATCTCGTGATGAAAATGGAATTTTCACAATTTTTTCTGCACATTCTCTTTTTCCTGGTAATTTACTCAATAATATTTGTAAAAAAGATTCTCTAAACAATGTATTTGATTTTAAAGAGTTTAAATTTTTATGAATGAACGCTATACATTCTTCGTGAGAAAATGGGTAAATACTAATATTATCTCTCATTGTTTATTTTTTATATTTTTATAATAAATTATTAAAATTATAAAACCATTTTTAAATTATAAAATAGTTAAACATGAAACATTAAAAATTATGACACGCAGATTGTCTAAAAACTGCGTAAATAACTTAAATAGTCGTACAATAGAGTTCATTACAGAAAGACGACAAATGCGTTGTTAAAATAAGGTTTTTAATAAAAGTAAGTATTAAATGAAAAAAATAAATTACATCGGAAAGTTTTTGGCATGTTATGTATTTTGTTCAACAACTCATTGGTTTGTTTCAAACTTGTATACTAATTTTTGTACACCCGCTTCACTTAGTGGAATACTAAAAACTATTTTGTTGACACAAACACCGTCATGTCAAATCCTTAACTATATTAATACTTATTCATTTTCTTTAATGAATCAGTCAATCACATATGCCTTGTCTTTTGTAATGGTAAACTACACAACAAGGAATAAAACAATTTTTGAAGGTGCGGAACTAACATAAAATATATATAATAAAAATATAAAATATCAAATGGAAATTGTTTCTACTATATTCGATGAAAAACATGTTGAAAAAAATGGAATAGGTGCTGGTGTTTTGCCGTTCAGTATAAACGAAAAAGGAAAATATTGTCTTTTACTCGCAAAAGAAAAGTTTAACCCGTCATGGAAAGGAAGTAATCGTTGGAGTGGATTTGAAGGAAGTAAAAAAGTATGTGAAAACTATATAGATAATGCATGCAGGGAATTCAAAGAAGAAAGTTTAAACACGATTATTACCGGAGAAAGCATTAAAAAAATTTTGGAAGAATCTAGATACAATTTAAAGCTTGTAGTTAACATAAAACAAGAAAAAATGCAAACAAAATACCACGTTACATATCTTGTGTTTGTCCCATGGCAGACAAAGTGTATTGAAGATTTTACAAAAATAAAAGAGAAACTTCAAAACTTAAAAATGTGTGATGATATACTGACAAAGCTTTATCAAAACTTAAACATATTTCAACTTCATCAGAAAACACATATTGGTTATATACTTTCAGTAAAGAGTATTGAAAGTAAAGATGACGAAGAAATGTGTGTTACATATATAGTAAAAGATGACGATGGAAGTATACTCGAAAAAAAAGTTATATGTCCGATGGATTCGAAAGCTTGTATGTGGCAATACATGAGAAAATGCATCACATTTATGCTTAAATTTTACGATCATGAGGCAATCATAAAAACTTATGATTATCTAGGTATAATTTATAGCGTTTCTGTAATTGAAGACTATTTAGAAAAAGAAAAAATGAAATGGTGGGAATTCGATAAGCTAGAAAAAGTTGTTTCAAATGGAGGTGTTTATGAAAACGAAACTTTCAAACCGTTTTTCGTACCCATCGTAAAATCTGTACTCGATACACTTTCTTGAATTATTATAGCTTTAAAAAAAAAAAAAAT